CCGCCGCTGCTGCGGCTGGTACAACCTTCAATGCTTCAAAGGCTGTCTTACTAAAGCCAGACTTGAGCACATCCATTGCAGTTCCGCCGAGCTTTGCAGCTGCAGATGCTCGCCCAATGCCACCAGTAACAGAAGCAAATACAGTGGCACCGCCTTTAAGGATGTTGAACATGCCACCAAGAGAAGAGCTGACAGGACCAATAACTGCTGCAAACAGTGCAAACTTGACGATTGACTGCTGTGTGCCCGAGTCTAACTTTCCAAACGCTTGTACCATCTGTGTTGCAGTTTTAATCATTGGCGTCAATGCTGGCAGCAAATTCTGGCCAATTTCGATACCAAGAACTTGAATCGAGCTCTTAAGTTTGTTGAAGTTTGCGGCAGCAGTATTTCCCATGGCATCAGACACTTTTTTAGTTGCGCCAGCAGCACTAGCAGTTTTATTAGTCAAGTCAACCAGTGCAGAGCTACCTTGGTTCATCAACGCAAGCATTGCACGGCCACCGCGCTCGCCAAATGCGGCATTAACTGCGGCAACCTTTTGAGCATCGGACATGCCTTTGGTCTTTTGTGTGACCTGATCAATAACTTCTGGCAAACCGATTGTGCCTTTTTTGAATGCTGTTACATTTACACCAAGAGCAGACATTGGCGAATCAGCTTTTTCTGACGCTCCCGCCAGCTTTTGTAGCATTGCATTGAACGCTGTACCAGCCATTGATCCTTGCAGGCCTGCATTTGACAGCAAGCCAATTGCCGCCACAGTTTCATTCAGTGAGATACCCGCAGCATTTGCTGATTGCCCAGTGTACTGCATCGCTTCGCCCATGTCACCAAAGCCCGACTTGGTTGCATTAGCTGCATAAGTCATGGCATCAGTCACTTTAGAAACATTGCCAGCTTTAACGTTGAATTGTGTCATTGTAGACGTAACCACGTCCATCGTGGTGTTGAAATCGTCACCAGATGCTCGTGATGCGTCCAAGATAGCCGGCATCATTTTCATAGACTGATTGGCGTCATAACCAGCACGGACTAAATCAGCCAGTCCTTGGTTAATCTGAGTAGTCGAAATGCCATATTGAACTGACCACTTTTTGGAAGCATCAGCCATTTCGTTAAGTTGTGCTTTGAACTTTCCAGTAACGGCTGCACCATTTGTCAGCAGCGGGCCAATAGCATCGATCTGACTGTTGAAATCAATGGCTGACTTAGCTGCTGCTGCAAAACCAACAGCTAATGGCGCAGTGACAGCTGCCGTCATCTTAGAACCGAATCCGGTGAGCTTAGACCCAATGTTCCCTGTGGCTGTAGCAAACTTTGATGCACCGTTTGATACTTTAGTCCAGCCGTCACTTTGCAGCGCAATCTCTTTGCGTAAGGCCGCCATTCGATTTTCATTTTGAGCAGCAGCGGCAGCAGTCCGATTATACTGTGATGCAGCATTAGCTTGCAGCTTTGTCGCACGATTAATTTCTTCCTGCGATGCAGTCTCACTTTTATTAAGTCTTTCAACCGCTTTCGAATTTTCATCATACCGTTCTCGCTGTTTCTGAAGCTGAGCTTGGTAGTTCTTTGACTGGCGGCTCAATGTGTCATAGGTTGAACGCATGTTGTTTATAGACTTTTCAGATCCCTTAAACGCAGCATCTTGAGCACGCAACTCAGCGGCAGTTGCTTTAATTGAAGAATTCAAAACTCGCTGGCTTACTTGAAACGGATCAATGTTCAAACTAACAGTAGCCGCAATTTGTCCGAGATTTCCTAACATGTTTTACCTCCTTTCATAGAACTAGAAAAGGAACGGAAAGGCCTTGTCGATCGTGGTCTCCCGTTCCTCGTAAATCTGGTTAAGTTTTTCAATATCGCGGAGCGTCATAGCATCAACGTCAGCTAATCGGTAGCCTTCAGAGAGCCTTGCTTTGTAGAAGTCGTCAAGGTTGCTAATGGCTTCTTTGACGTCCGCTTCGGTGATTTTTTTGCTGTGTCCTTCTTATCCTCTTCACCATCGCTTAGAGAATCGCCAATGGCATCATTGATTGAATCCAGCGATTTCAAAGAAATAGACGAGCCATCAATAACATCATCGGTAGTAAACTGGTTTTTCCAGAAATCAACCGCAAATTTGGCTAAGTTTTTCTCGTTCTCGTCGTAATCATCGTTTGAAGGGCCATCTTTACGGTTTAGCATGCGCAATTGTTGTTGCTGCACTTTCAAGGCGTTCGTAGTATCACGTAATGTTGGCTCTCCATTTCGCGTGAACACGCACGTTTCGCCTTTGATATTTAGTTTAATTTGATATGCCATGCTTAATCTCCTTAGGTATAAGCCGCCCGCTGTTCGCGTATTGTGCATTTACAAGGCGACAATGATAGAAACGCTCTAGCTAATGTGTGATCTGCGAATTACGGAGCCGGTGTAGCGGTAGTAATAGTCGCGTCTTCAGCAGTCTTAGGGAAAACATATCCGTGGAACTTATCAAAATCGAATCCATCGTTGTCTTCACGACCAATTAACACAACATTGCCGGTGTCTTGGTCCCCACGAGGAATAAATGAGCCTTCGATGCTGTCGGCACTCGGATCTGGTGTGCCGTCAACAGTCTTGGTATCAACGCCCGGCAGTGAGAACATTCCCTTGAGCATACCAACCCAAACGTACTTGCCATTTGAAAGCTTTGTGCGGAACAAAGTTGCGGCGTAATTAGGGCTAAGGTTCTTTGGATATACTTCAACCCCATTAACAACCTTAATGCCAAACAAATCAGACTTCATAACGGAATCAACATCGTACATTTCGATTGTTTCGGTTGCTTCTGTGATGCCACCAGAAAGAATCAAGTACGGGCCATCATCAGCGGACAGCGTCTTTTGCTCTGTTTTAATATCCAATTTCACACTAGATAAGCCTTGAATCTTTCGTGTGCTTGGTACAAAGTCGTCATCACCGACAACACCGTATTCAAAGGCCGAAGCCCCAAATTTTGCTAACTTCTTATTAGTTGTTACAGCAGTATCTGCCATATTTAAAATCCTCCTTTAGGAAAATAAAAAGGACTAGCCAATCGGCAGTCCTTGAAACTGAAAGTATCCTGTTGTCATACGGAGGGCTGGAGTATCACCATCAACGTAGGAGTTGCGATAATACCTTTCCCAGCCAGCCGCATGTAGTGCTTGATATATCTGTGTTTCAATTTTTTCTTGTTGATCCCAGTCCGTTTTGTCCACCCAAAAATCTACTTGTACTTTCGGATACTCTAAGATTCTAGAATCGTCAGCATAATCAGCAGCATCACCGGGCAAAGAAGTGATTCTCACCCATGGAGATAAACTTTCAGGAGTTACGCTATTCTGGTTATTGAAGTCTGGAGTGCCTATATACACCTTGTCAGCAATATCCAAATTGGCTGACAGGATGTCATAAACACGTTTTTCAGGTGCCATTACATCCCGCCTTCCTTCAAGTGGCTTAGGAAAGCAGCGATAACAACTGGCCGCATGACTTCTTGGGTTTCTTCAATAAAATGTTGCGGATCCTGCATTGAAGTGCCCGAGTTTGGAAAGTGAGCACGCCAGCCGGTATCTTTGCCATATCCAACGTCTACTTCTGTTACACCACTCGTTTCACGGACACTTGAAAGCTGAATATCATTTTTCAAATGCCCGCTCATATCAGTCTCGCCGTCCCATTCGGGCGTATTGCTCTTTAGCTTGTCGGCAAACTTTTGTGCGCCATCTCGGACAGCCGCTCGAGCTTCTTTTGCAACCCCAAATTGGAGTTTGTTAAGATTAGCGAGCAGTTCAGCATCCCCTGTGACTTTTACGCCCATCAGCTCACCGCCTTTGCCGTAATCGTTGTCAGATCGCGCCTCTCGTAATCAGGATCAAGCCCTGTGATTTGATATTCATTATCACGCCATTGAATTCTCCAAGTTGGTTGGATTTCCTCTGCGGTCAAAAATCGCACTAAAAAAGTCGGGCTATCTTTGCGAGTGCCCAACTTCGTCTGTGGATCATTTGCTTCTCTGATTGGTACCTTAGGAACTTCCGCCCAAACCGTCATATGCTTAACGAGCACGCCTTCAACCGGAACTCCGTTAACCTTTTTTGACTCATAGCTGACGAACGCAATTCTCTCAGTCATTCGATTAGTTCGCATCAGAATCACCATCCTCTTCCGGCAATTCTGAACGAAGCTGATTGATGATATTTGTGGTTGATGTTTGCAACGGAAAGCGCATGACTTCAGCACCCATACCTCGGTAGTCATAGTCTTCCTTCACTTGCTTCATGAGCGCTGTGAAGAAACGATCCCGAGTTTCTGGATTGCTTAGAAATTGTTCCGGATTTGATCCAAAACTAATAGCCGAACTGATTTCACCACAAGCGTCATGCACCAGTTGCATAATCATTGGGTCTTCGATTGTCTGATCAACTTTCAAGTACATTTTCAGAACCTGAAACTGTTCATCAGTCAGTGGGCTTTTGTCAAACGTAGTATCTGCCAAGAGTAATCACCTACCCGGCGTTAACAGTAACAGCAAGCGTTGAGCTGATGCCATTAGTGCTAAATGTGATTGTAGCTGTGCCCGCTGCCATATTGGTAATAGTGTAAACACCATCGGACTTCTTAACAACCGTAGCGACTCTTTCATCGCTCGACACAGCTTCGACTGCTTGAGGAGCGCCATCAGGAGTGACTGTCACCGTGATATCTTTTGTGGCACCGACACCACCCGTGAACGTTTTCTGGCTCAAAGTCACTCCGTCAGGCGTTACGCTTTTGGGGTATATGTGAGGAAGTAGCCTGCTTTTTCGTCAGCAACAGATACACCAAAGCGCATTCCTGCTTGCAAGAATTGGCCGTAAATCTGATCATCAACCCAGCGAACCATGAAGTCTGCGCGGTTAGCAAACAGAATTGCCCGCTTGATGTCACCCAAAAAGGCGTGTGCTTCGCCTGCTGCGCCCAAAGTATCATCAGATACAACAGCAATCGGCATACCAAGAACGCTCTTGCCAGAAGGGGTCAAGATGCTATCTTGTAGCAAGTAGCGACCATTGCCATCTTTAACTGTGTCCAAGAAATTGTAGAAACTCTGTGAAGCAATAATTACACGAGAATATGCAGGATCTAAATCAACGTTATTGATATGCTTCAAATCATCAACGCTAGAGATCGTCTTGGCAGTGAAGCCTTTCAGCAGAGTTGCAACAGCACCGTTAGTCGTATTGACCTTAATTTGTTGTGCGTTCTGGGCAATCAGGCCAACCAAATCAATCGCAGAGTCGTCAATTGACTCCTGCGAGACTGGTAACGCCTGACGATACGTTTCAACAGACCAGTTGACCGGTTTGAATTCTGGTTTTGCCATTGCTGGGTTCTTTTCCAACTCGGCGACAGTGACCATCTTGGTTGTGGCATTTGCAACTGTTGGGTAAGTACCCTTTTGTGTGGAGGCTTGGAATACGTTCGTGAAAGGCTTCAGGTCAACAACAGTCTGCAATTCACGCTGTGGTGTATTGCTAATAGTTTCTGGAATGGTCACGTCCGCATCTGCAGCCTTGACACCGGCATTTACCGCATCACTAGCATCAGTAGGATCAGCTCGTAAAACTGCAAATGTGCCAACGTCAGTCTTTTCAAAATTGACGCCTTCTGTATCACGGCCACGAGTATGCAAATAAGCATTCAGTGCATCGCGATAGCTATGCTCTTCCGGATGACCAGGCTTCTTCCCGCTCGGCTGTTCATTGCCTTTCAACGCAGCCTCGTATAAGTCACGTTTTTCTTCAAGATCTTTGATCTCTTTGTCAGCTTTATCATACTTGGCACGAACGCCTTCTGCCTTCTTCAGGTTTTCCTCGGAATCTTCACCTTCAAGTAAAGAACGAAGTTCTGTCTTCATAGCTGGCAACGCTGAACGCTTTTCATCAAGTTGCTTTTTAACAGCAGCTAATTTTTCATCTAAAGTCATCTAGTGACCCTCCTTATTTTTTGTATAAAAATAGGCACCGATTATTCAATGCCTTTGAGCAAGTCCTCTTTATTCAATTGATAAAGCATCTTATGCCGCTTAAGTTCCCATTCTGGCGGCTGATCTAGCGCTTGTATCTGTTCCAACGATCGTGCTCCGACCTTTACCTCAGTATCCGGATATGCTGGCGTGGTTACTGGAGAGACATCAAACAAATGATCAATATTGTTAATAGTGCGGTCATACTTCACACCACGTTCATTAGATTTTTGCCACTTCTGTGCATCTTTGTCTGGTGCAATCGTGAACGCAAAACTTGATTGGCTGATAATTCCCCGACGAACATTTTCTAACAAATCACGCCCAAGCTGTGTATCTGGAGGTGTCAACGTATATTTGAGCCCCGTTTCATCAACCGTCAGCTCTAAATTGACTCCCGTGCGGCCTAACACTTGGTTCTGGTCATGATTAAATAGCGCAACAACGTTACTCATGTCCGCATTGTCCAGTGCGTGTGGGTCAATGTGTTCGCGGAAACTCAGCTCACCACTGCCCATAATCTCGGATTGTCTGTCGAACTTAAGGGCATAGCCCTCAATAACGGCAGGATGATCATCATCACCATCACGAATTTGCATTGGTGCCGCTGCCATTCTGATTTCCTTTGGCATTAGTATCACCTCCCTTCAATTCTGCTGCATGTTCAGCTTGATATGCTGCCTTTTGATCAAGAAATACTGTGTTAAGTGTCGACTGAATACGATCCATGTTCGGGTCTTTTAACGGTTTCTTTCCAAGCTCCGCACGTCCCTCGTTTCCAGTCCACAGTCCACCATTAACTGCTGTATTTACGTCAGCAATCGGCAATCCATTTACTGATTTTGTGTCGAATCCTATGGAATATTGGTGCCGTTGCGCGTCATCAAGCAGCTTTAGTTCAAACTCACTTGTAATCGGTTCAAAGTAAAATGGAAGATCATTGCGAATATAGTCATCAGCAAGCTGTTTAACAGACTGGTTAGGACTATTTTGGGCTAATCGATACGCTGGCACCCGTAATGCCTTCGCAATCTGCGCTGTTGAATAGTTATTGCTGTTAATCAGATTAAGAACGTTGGTATCAACTTCCAACGGCTGATAATCCATCGTTGCATCAACTATGATTGGCGATCCAGCATCAGCACCTGCCTGTGCCCTTTCAAAATCTTCACGAATCTTCTGGCGTGCTTCGGCGGACAGGCGACTCTCCTTTGCTTTGATAATTGAGCCTTTCAAGCCGCTCTTGAAGAACTTCTGTAACGTTGAAACGCCTGACTCCTGCAGTCCAATTTCATCACCAAGCGACAACAGCGGTGAGCGCCCCATGATTGTGTCGTATGAGAAAAACTTCCAGTGAATGACGTCCTCAAATCCACATATTTTTTGCATGCTAGAATTGTAAGGCGTGAAACGGTAGATGATGTTATCGGGGTCGCTTGTGTCAACCTGTGTCTGTGATGGGGCATAGAACTCAAACATAGCTGGTTCGTTGGTTATCGGATCGCGCACAATACGCGAATAAGCGTTTCCAGTCAAAATTGCATTGACCATCATGGAAAATTTCCACTGATAAGCCGACAGCCGCTTGTTTACCTTTGTATTCATCAAGTATTCAATATTGGCTAAGTCAATAACTTCATCGGTTGAGCTGTCCGTGATTACTAGCGGAAAACGACTAACATCACCCGAAACAATCGATACAGCCGTAAGTACGTCAGAGTTCCGTAGGGCAGAAATACCAAGATACCCGCCTCGAAATGATGGGATTACCCCAGAATCAAGCAAATGATCTGCCCAGTGAGGGTCCACTTCGGTTGCCAATCCTCGAAATAGCTTCATTAATCTCACCTCCCTTCGTTATCAGGAAGCAGCAGAATAAAGGCGAGAACAAACAACAAGCCGCCGCAAACCATGAATCCAGTAGGCCTATTGATCAAAAAAGCCCCATATCCAGCTAAAATGAAGCCTAAAACAGTGGCAATTCCAGCCATATTTGCGCCAAGAATTCTGAAAAAGTTAGCTAGTTTTCCATTCACATTCTCACCTCCTAAAAGCCAAAGTCGTCACTAAACACACGGTCGTCGTCCAAATAGTTGTCCAAGTCTTCCTTGAAAGCGATGGCATAAGCATCAAGCGTGGCATCAATCATGTCTATTTTGTTAGCATACTTATTTTTATTAATACGGACGCCGTTGTTGTCAGACATTAGAACCGCGTTCATTGCGGCGGCCTGCATAATGCGATTATCTGAATGCTTTATGCGACCGCCTATAACATCATCGCGGAACTGCTTAGTTGGCATTGACAGTGTCAACGTTCCTTGTCGCACCTGTACCATCGGCCACTCAGGATGATTCTTCTCAATTGCCGTTAGCATTGGTCCAAATTGATAAGGGTCGTACATGATTCCTTGAACATCTATGTCATTATGTTCAATGAAGTCTTCGAGCCATTCATATACCCGATCGTTGTCAATGATACCTGACTCTAAGCTGCTGATCTCGCCTTCGCCGTGTTGTTCAGCAGCCAAGTAGTCAATCCGATCCGTCTTGATTTTGTTATCGATGCCACCTTTTGAAGCAACAAATGCATAACCATCAAGCCACCACCAGCCCTCCTGGGGGATTAGCCAAGAAATAGCGAATAGATCACTTGTACGACCGACGTCAATGCCAATCCATGCTCTTTGCCCACGAATATCAGGTTTGTCGGTCAGCTCTGCCGCTTTCCAAGCATCGAAATCTAGATAACTGTCTTCTGTAGCCTGTCGCCAAATATTGAAGTTTTTGACCAATTTAGCGTTTAGACTGCCATCAGCACGAGCTTGAGCTAACTTAGTCGTCAGATAATCACTGATTTGGCCGTGTAAGGTATCAACGTCAAGTAGCGGATTCGATTTGATCCAAGAATTGGGGTCATCAACCTCTTGTACGTTGTCTTGTTCAGCAATAAATGCAAAATAGCGTTCTGCCTTTTCTTCACCGGACAACACCTTTTTGGCATACGGATAATTTTGTTGAAACATCGGCACGTTCATGTCGAATCCAGCCGTTGAAATGATGAACGTCAGATAACTAGGCAGTAACACCTGCCCTGAGGCAAGGGTTTCAATCATATCTGTTGTTTTAGCATTGGCATATTCGTCAACCACCGCAACGTGGGGTTCATAGCCATCGACAAGTCCTGTATCACGAGAGAATGAACGAATTGTTGACCCGTCGTCTAAATTGACAAGTTCATCTCGCGTAATCTTAACCATTCGTTTGATACCAGGGTCTTTCCGCATGAGCGCACGTAATCGGTCTTTGACCATTCCGAATACAATGCCGGCCTGCTTGCGATCATTAGCAGCGGTATATAATTGCCGTTTGTTGGCTGGATTCTTTCCGAACAGAAACTCATACAGAATGACGCCAGAAATCAAAAGCGACTTACCGTTTTTTCGTGCCATCGAAATGAACACATCGGTAAATCGCCTTATATTTGAATCATCTTTATCAACCCAGCCATATATACTGCCAATAATGAATTTCTGAAACGGTGCTAATGGTTGTGGTTTCCCACTTTTTGGTTCTGGCAGAATTTCCATAAATTTAACTGCCTTTCCCGCTAGATTTGGATCATAACGCCATCGCCAATCTGTTCGTTTCAAGTCTTCTTGATGCCGTTTCACCGCAAGATTAACTGCCTTAGAGGTAATAAGACGACCGTCCAGCACACGTTTTATGAAATTAGGCATTGGATCCTTAAATTTTGACAACCAGCATCACCTCCATCGCAGTCAGCCAAAAGTATCAATGATTGAATCATTTTTCTGCGCTTCGGTCTTAGGCATGCTCATCTGCATCCGGCTGTTGACATTAAGGCCAAGATCACTGGCTAGACTTTTAATATTTGCCGTTGCTTTATTCAATATGCCAACGTATGCATAATACTCATCTTGATCTCCATTCTTTAAAGCCAGCTTCATGTTGACCGAAGTGTTTTTATAAACGGAATACCATGTGCAATAATTTTCCAACTCGGCGCGATCGAGATTTCTAAGTGGTAAGGTCCCCAAAGATTGGATGATTCGCTTGTATTCTTGTTTTGCGACTGGGTCAAGATGATTAGGCGGTGTTATCTGAAGTTTTGGAATGCCATCTTTTGCCATCAATTCCGCATGTAGTTTGGCTTCCTGCCGTTCTTTGGTCAAATCACCCTTTGACATTTGCAACACTTTGTATTTTCCAGACATTTCCCACTTCACCTCCTAATATCTATATAAAATGGGCTGCGTTTACCCATTCCGCCTTAAAAATCGTTACAATTTGGGATGCAAAAAAGATCCCGACCGTTCTTCCGTTCTAAGAAATGTAACCCCCGATAAAAATGGAAGGGGGTCTAGCCACTTTTAGCCCGTGAAGTTGCCCGATAAATTATCGAAAATTTGTTTTTTAATTTTTTATTTCTTTGAATTTTTTAAATTTGTTTTGCGATTTCAATTCATCAAGTTTGTTCATCGCTTTGATGAATTGACTCACATCTCGACCTTGCTTAGACAGTCTCTGCATGCATGTGTCTCGGTCAGTGTCGATGAGTATGTGTTCGACCTCTCGACTAGCAAGCAACGTGTCTAGCTTCTCATCTGGATATGTCATGACTAACCATACATGGTCGAAGGTCTGCTCTGCTTTAAGCTTGCGCAGTATCAGTTCATAGATTAGCTGCACATAATCATTGGCGTCTATATTGCCCTGATGTAATGGCAGGCCTGTTAACGCCGTCATGAGATGGTCGTAATCATAAACGAGGTCATGCTGTCCTTGATGTCGCTTGACGTACGTTGACTTGCCACTTGCTGGATAGCCAACGATTACTGCAATCTTCATGGCTCGATGCTGTCCCTTCTTACGCTTGGTTGTCTCACGTCTCGTCTTCCAATAGTGGCAGTCCCTGCATAAAGCCTGCAGATTATCCGCGTTCGTGCGGTCTTCCCAGTCATCTTCGCTTGGAACAATATGATCAACTAATGAGGCTTGCAGACCACAGCGTTGGCATAAACTGTTGTCTCTAATCAATATCTGCTCACGCAGCTGCTTCCATTCATTACTGTGATAGAACCTAAGGTAGTCCGATTGCTGCTCATTCCGCACACGGTTGTACTGCCTATCCGCCTCCGATCTAACACGAGCATTGGCATCAACCAATTGCGGTCTGCCATTTATAAAGGCGAGCTTCTTACTTGGCATGGATATCATTCTTAAAGAGATCAAGACCCATCGCAGACCCCTGAGCGATTCCTTCGCGGTGATCCCCCTTTAAATATTCGATTTTATAAGCACGGATAACATGATCTGCTGCCGCCGGATCTTTTGTACGCCAGTCAAGTGAAACGCTAACGAGCGCTGTATCTGATCTATCAATCCGTTTGCCATCAATCCAAACATGTGGCACATCATTAATGTCATCGAATTCGATACGAACATGCGGAGTGCTTGCACGCTGCGATGACTGCTCCTGCTTTTGCTGATAGTCGTTCAGTGCTTTGTCTAGCTTTGCAATGAATGGCTCACTGAACCCAGGACAAGCAGGCAGCTCAACGCCTTCTATCATGGTAGACATTTCAGCCTTGATCTCTTTAAGCCTATCCAATATCGGCTTATCATCTGCATCCACTACAATAGGACTAGCTTTGAATGGATCATCAACCGGCTTGAACTCTACGTCGAAGTCTTTTAGGCTCATCACGCGTACCGAATATCCATGCGGCATATCGTAATCAACTACAATCACATCGCCTGCGGTAACTGCTTGTTCGCCTTTTATCAATACTTTACCGGTATTGAGTTTATAGTGAAACGTAACTTCAAGTGGAATGCTATTCCTCTTAAACTCGTTGCTGACGAACTTACCTACGTCTTCGCAGTCTTCTGGCACCTTGATTGCAATGTATTCCTTTGGTCGTTTCACTACTTTAAGCATGTCTATTCCTCCTAAGATAATATGATTGTCGAATAGGAACCGTTACCGTCAATATTTAGACTAGTAACATCCCATCCTGATTTATTTAGCAAACTGATTACTTCATTAACGACTGCTGGATTGTACTTGGCAACGCCAATTGAGATTGGGGATGTAGTATTAATTCCTTGATTAATGGCCTCATTCACATCAGCAATCAGACTGTCTTTGTATTCTTTGACAGCATCGGCTCGTAATGGCAGCACAGGATGTTCACCGTATGTTTGCTTTATCGGTCGTGGTGTCTGTGCTGGTGGTCGCATCGGAGGCGTAGGTATCCGTTTGCTTTTACCTTTAATATTATTTGAGAGCATGTCTATTCCTCCTAAGATAATGTAATTATTGCCACACGGTCTTGCCCACCGCCATAAATGCTTCCAACATCCCATCCGGAATCCTTCAATGATTCAATCACTTCGTTGACGACTGCTGCATTGTAATTGATAACACTCACATCAATTGGATCAACAGTACCGATGTTCTTTTCAATTGCAGCGTTTATTTCCCCGATCAATTTGTCTTTGTATTTCTTAGTTGCAGTGGCACGAGTTGGCAGTGATTCTTCCATTTTTGGTAGCACTGGTGCTGGTGGAGGCAACTGACGGTGAGACAATTGCCTACTTTGGCCTTTAGCATTATCGAATAGCATGTTTATTCCTCCGTGTATTGTTTGATCTTGTCAACCCGCAAGTCGCACCAGCGGTCATGTACGCCATTTGCCTTATACACGGTTACAACGGGAAACGATCGATAGCCCAGCTTGCGGAACCGTTCGTAGTCGTCCGCGTCTGCTGTAATAGTTTGCACTGGCATAACTCGTGACAGCTTGGCCAGTGTATGACGACACTTTTGACACCCTGGTCTTACATAAATCACAGCTTGCATTCTTTTTTCTTCCCTTGTTAGCTCTTCAATGATTGCTTGCTCTGTGTGGCTTACATATCCGTATTCGACTCGCTTCATTCCAGACATGACTTACACCGCCAACTCGAATGAAAATCCGCCGTGGTGCTTGCGCCTGCCGTGAAGACAGTGAGTTATACCTTGGCGTTTTAGTCCGAGAACTATCGCGGCTTCGTTCACACTGTCGAAATAGCGCCGCTGTCCTGAACTATTAATTGCATAGATTGGACATTCAAGCGCTTTTGCCACGCGTTCAAGGCGAGTTCCGTATGTGTTGTTATACATCACTGTGCAATACTCCAAATTAGATACCGCGTTGTTTGACTTGTCTTCGTCTATGTGATTGACTTCTGGCAAGTTGTCGGGATTATCTAAAAATGCTGCGACTACCAAGCGATGAATGGACACTTGCTTTATGTGTCTGTCCCGATATAAATTGACCTTGAGGTACCCGTTTCTATTTGGAAAGCTGGCGAGTACCCTTTCCTTTACGGGGTGTCCGTTCGAGTCTACACGTTCAAGGCTCCTCACTCGGCCAAGATTAGAGACCTGATATAGTCCTTTGTAATCTTCAATGTCTTCCCAGATTTCCTTTTCGCTCATGATAATCACCTCTCAAACGTAATATATGGCTGTCGTGTTGTGATCCGAATATTCGACCAGCTCAAACGTTTTGTGAGCAACAACTCCGAGATCATCAGTCCACTGATCGGTTGGCTTGCGCGTTGATACTTGACGTTGAACGAATCCGCCTAGGTCTTTGCTCATCTCTGAATGGAGATGCCCCGTGAACAGTTCGCGATTCTGTGCTGTGCCTAGCATGAATCCAAACTCATCAAGATACTTCGCAAGGTAGTTGTTCTTGCCCTTGTCACCATGAGTGGCACCAATGAAGTTGTGGCCTAACATTGCGCCTTTGTAATGCTTCAGTGATATGTCCCAAGTGATATTCGTCTGATTGCTGTAGGCACGTTTCAATAGACGCGCAAACATATATCCAACTGACGGATCATGATTTCCGGCACAATACATGACCTCACACTCATTGGCGTTCTTGATAATTGCTTCAATCAACGTCTCGAAGTACTGTTCCATTTCGTTCACAGTCTCGCCCAGGTCAGTTGTTTCGAGCTGTGTGCCCTTTGCTGTGGTCGAGTTGATATTGTCCACGTGAGCTAGATCACCGCCCATAATGAGCAATATTTTGGCGTAGTGGCCGCGTTCAATGATCTCTAGCTGCCGTTTAAGAGATTCCGCATAGACGTCGAATGTGTGACCGTTGAAATGTGTATCAAAAGCGGGAATTACCAGATAGCGATCTGATTCCACAAAAATAGGAGCCTTAGCTTGATACGGCTCCTTGTGTGTGATGATGTCATTCATCAGTGATTCATATTGTTCTGCTTCAACTAACGGCCTGATTTGTATCTTGCTCTGGTACAGCGTTGCTTCAGGCGTCTGCTTCCAAAAATTGCTTGTGGCACGTACAAGCTCCCACTTGGTGTAATCGTACCCGTGAGCTTCCAGAACCTCTCTAGGCGTCATTTTGTGGCCCCTGACAACCTTTAGGATAGTCTCACTGGACTGTGTTCCGTCTGAATCGTATTCATTTTTCAATGGTTTTTGGAACTCAATCCCAAGCCGTCTTGCTTTGCCTTGAAGAGCATCATAGCTAATTCCGAGCTTGTCGGCCGTTTCTCGCCTTGTAAAGCCTTCAGAGGCGAGCTTCCTAATGCCACTGATTTGTTCATCTGTCCATTGCATCTACTCGCCTCCTGAAATATAATAGCCGTGGCCACATGTAACTATGCTGCTCTTTTCATTTTTTATTCCTCTGGCTCTCGGACTCGACCCCGAGAGCTTTTTTATGTGCCTATTATAAGTATTGTGTTACACTGAATTAGTGAGTTCATTCTCACACTTCAAAAGTGATTGGCCCTCGTTTTCCCAGAGCGAGGGTTTTTTATTGCACAAAAATAGCACCTCACCGTTTGGCGGAGTGCTATAGTCTGGTGCCTACTCCTAGGGCTTCCCAGACTTGGTCCAATATCGCTGGTCGGGATTTGCACCCGGCATGGGCCATTGCCAGCCCCTCTAACTATGCGCATGTACTGGTTGGCGTCTACCTATTCCGCCACAGCGATTTGCTCGCTCTCCCAGTGTCAGATGGGGTCATCGCAAGCTGTGTCCGGTCGCTAAACTGGACAATGTGGCATGCGGGAATCGAACCCGCCTGACTATCACGGTCAGTCCTCATTGCCACGCCTTGCCACAGCTTTATCATCACCATGGCTCGGAGGAAAAACGCGGTGTCTCAGGTTTCTCACCTTTGGCACAATACCATCATATGACGGAAAAACAGTTGAAAGGTCTCACAAAGGTCTCATCTCGATTTCAACCAATGGACAAATCTCAGCGAATGCGATTAGTGCTTCTCGTTTTGTTCGATAATACTGGGCTTTTGATAAAAACAGCTTGTCCATTATTTGCTGGTCAGTATATCGTTTGGTTAAGTAAGAACTTGTTAGTATAAACCGATGATTCGCTGAATCCAGAGATTCGATAGCACCTTCACAGCACGCTATATAGTACAGCTCGTCAGCGTGCGATATTACCTTGTCCTCGGCTTTGTTTCCATAGCTAGGTGACTTGGGCATGCCGTCCATTACGGGGCTTCTGAGCGCTATTTTGGTGCGTTGAGCGAGCCGCTTGTGATGCCAGTAGTTCCCCAAGACCTCTTTGGCGTTTTCAATTGTTTTGTCATGATCAATTGGGCTAAAATATCTCGTTGCTCGCACCACTGCGTCCACTCCTTATGGTATAATTGATTTTGTAAAAGTTTGGGGGATAAGCGTGCCTTCGTGGTGCGCTTTTGTTATACTGTATTCGGAGGCCCACTCCAAATGATTATTACCCTAGGTTCAATTTACACACTGGCCTCCAGCGCGTCTCTCATCAGGCGCGCTTTTTATTTGCTTTCAGGAGGTCGAATGAGCTCCCATGGATCAATCCCAGCTCCATATGCGATTTTGTCCAAAGTGTTGAGTGAAACACTGCCCTTCCCAGAGATTACATATTCAAGCGTAGTGATAGGTATCCCGATCTCTTTTGCATATTTGGCTTGTGTCATGTTCAGATCGTATATATTCTTCCTAATGTTTTTGGCCAATGCTTGTTTGCTATCCAAATTATTCGCCTCCGTCCTCATTTTCGGTGTACCAGTCATCACTGTTTAATAGCCAATAGCTTATCTCCCTGGCTTGCTTGTAGATTGGGTCAACACGTGCAGTCATCGCGTCAGTCGTCCATTTAGACCAGGCAATGTCATGCAATAGCTTCGTTGCAAGTTCAGCCTTTGCACACAGTTCGCCTTGAAGATAAGCGTCAACGTCCTTACTTTTGCTCATATTTCCCCTCCATCAGTTGTTTGTCCTCAAAGATGTTGCCGATGACCTCGCACGTCTCAACACCACTTTGGAAAATGGTTGCAAGTGCATTTGCGTCATAACTCCATGATGCCGGTATGCCTTCCAAATCAAATGCTGGGTAGCCCTCATTGCCAAACCATTTTACGGTTGCTACATATGATTCACCGTCTTCTCCTGTGACTTTCAGAATATCTGACTCGTATATTTCTCGCCCGTTCTTGTCTTTAAGTTCGGTGTATTGCATTAACGTCATCATGTCTCTTTGAAACATGTCTATTGCATCGTATTGTTCTAGCAACTCTCCCCACGACAACATGCACGGCTTCTCATAATGTTTAGAATTGAGAAACGCTCTGAACTTAATCTCTCGTTTCATTTCTCCGCCTCCCGAAGCACGACAACCTTACCGCCCCAATCATGTGCGGTTTTGTAGGGGTCGGTTTCTCCATTTTCTCCGTACCACTTGATGGCCTTCGAAATCTTCGGCGTCTGATCTATTCCATCCCATGCGGCATTGCAAAGGTATTTGCCGCTCGGCATACGGATAACCTTTATTTCTATTCGTTTCATTTCTCCGCCTCCAATTTCACGATTTCGCCGGTTTCCTCAACGCGCCAGACACCTAGCAGCCATGCACGGGCGAATGTGTCAAAGTGGTCTTCCATCCAGCACGTAACACGCCTGCTAGTAATGATTGAATTAACCGAACTTACTATTGCGTCCACCAAATCGCACTCATCATGCTTACAGTTCTTTAACCATTCGCCCACCTCTTTCGGAATCACCGGCAGATCATCTGGCAGGGCTTTTTCGTATTCAGCCATGAATAAATTTGCATCTTGGTGTCCAATATTGCCACCGCTTGCCTGTGCATCAGCCAGCGCGTCAACAGCATCTACAAACACGTCCCGCTTCGTCTCATTGCTCATCGTCAGTCACCTCTACTTTCTCGCAGTCCTGCAAGCCGTAATGTTCGATCTCTGCTTCGGCGAACTCGCTGCGAAGTTTTTTATCCGAAATCGTCAGCAAATATCCTTCACTCGCCTTGAAATACCAAACATCTTTGGTATGTGGCACCTTGACGTTGTACTTCTTATCCTTTGCCACGGTGTAGCCGTTGACATAAGCATTCATCAATAGACGAGAAGAAATATAGGATGCTGGGAAGTCACTTACACGCGCTTTTTCAACGAGTTTGGCTTGCTCCTTGGTTAGGACTACCTTTTTAGGCTCCTCAACGAGCGTGACAACGTGACCACCGCGTTCATCAGCCACTAGTTCAGCCTGTTTCTTTGCAATCGTTGTAGTGGGATACGCAATTTTTGATGACCACCAACCGGAATTGCACGAAAAGTCCCAGTATTTCCCTTTATCGTTCTTTACCGCGTACAGTTTTTCTTCGCTCATTTTTCGTCCTCTTCTTTCGTAAGCTTGTATAAAATCCATTTGATGTCCACGTATACCGGCTCACCGGTCACTTGGCTGATGTAAACATCGTCTACTTCTGACTCCATTGGTTGGCCTCCATTACACTTATTCAGTATCGTCTGTATACAGCGCGCTTTTGCTCTGGCATACCGGATCTTTTCGCCGGTGGTAGAACTCCTTTGAGACGCAATCTACGAATCTTGGCTTGAATAGTGCCAACGTTTCGATTTAATATTTTCGTCAGTTTGTCGTAATTTGCTGTCACGCCAAAACTGTCAAATTCGATATTGTTGATAAGGAGCAATAAGTCTGATTCAGTCCACTTTTTTACCAGCATAGGGCCCTGCTTTCGGCAAATAGATTCAATGCCGTATTTGGTTCTGCCCATCATTTGAGCTATTTCTTCGTGAGTGTGCGTTGATCGAAGTTTCATGATCATTTGCTTTTCTCTTTTGCTATAGAAGCTTCCATACTTTTCTATCTGGTTTTCTTTGCAAAACTTCGGCAATTCGCCACGATGTCTGAGCTTATTTGCAGCGTGTTTAACGCCCAGCACGGTTCTCCCAAACATGTCGGCGAGTTCTTCATAGTTGAGGATGGCATTTGTATCAGCTGCCATAATCACTTCATCTTTAAAGCGATCAAGTTCTTCAGGCGTCCAATTTTTGTTTACTCTGTCTTGTTTCATATCATTACCTCACAAAGCGGCCATTAATTGTCCGATCTTTGCATCTGCCGAAGTCTCTGTATCTTTCAACAAATGGATATATACCTTCTGGGTTGTCAGCGAGCTAGAATGGCCTAACCGTTTTGCGACGGCCTGTAAGTTGATGCCTTTGCCAATCAGCAACGATGCATGTGTATGCCGCAATCCATGCGCCGATATAACGGGAACGCCAGCATTCTCACAATGACGTTTCAAGATGTCATTAATGGTCTCGTTGTATATACGCTTACCGTTTGGTACAAATATTGGCTTATCTTTCGGCAAATTTTGGATCAGCATTGCAAACTTAGCTGCAGTTTTGTAGTCAAGCGCAATCGTTCGCACAGATGATTTATTTTTTGTAGGGGCAAACTTACCTGTAGCGCTTTTATAATCCCAAGTTTTGTTAATCCTTAGTGTCAAAGAGTCTAAATCGAAGTCTGCTGGTGTTAGCCCAAGAGCTTCTGCAAATCGTAGTCCCGTCTTGGCAAGTAGCAAAATCATGTAATCGTAATCTAGATCTTTCCCCAAATTTAGGTCTTGGAGAAGTTTCTCTAATTCTTCTGGCTGCAAAAACTTAATCTTGTGTTCTCTGTGCCTAGTGCCGCCAATAACTGCGCGCAAGGTTGGATCTCGCTTGATCAGTCCTTCGTCTAGAATGTCCTGAATCACGCATTTTAGCTGGTGATGAAAGTCCATGCATGTTTGATGCTCATGCGTCTCTGCATACTGGCTTAGAAGCTGCTGATAGCTTCTGCGGGTAAGCTGTGTCACCTTTAGTTGCGGTACCAACAATTTGAGCATTCGCTCGGTGTTCTCCCACTTGCGATAGGTCACTGGCGTCACATAATTGCGCTTGTAAGTCTCAATCCACTTTTTGAAATAGGCCTGAAATAGCTGTTCATTTCTCTTCAAGTTTGTCCTCCTTTCCCACTGCTAATTTCTGAATGGCTTCGTTGTATCTTGCGGGTATCTCTGTTGATTCAATGTGACTTTGTTCGGGTTCTAGCCATTGTCGAATATCAAATTCTTGTTCAACGTCTTTGCTGTGCGGCATCACATTCACTGTGCTTAAACGCAAATAGTCGTCTTCATCGTTTTGAATGAAATATACTTGTCTAGCAGCACGTGTCAGACTGTCACCATGGACAATTGTTGCGTTCATGCCGCGAATGGCACAATTGAATATCAGAAACGGCAACGTACTATCACCAAGCTCTTCAAGGTGATAAAAATACATGCTTGGCCGATAGTCCCACGGCTTGTGCTTCAAACGGTCCTGTTGCCATCGTTGAATCATCATTGAGCCAGTCCCAGCAGCAACCTCGTAATACTCGCTACTGTCATGCGAGCCTACTAGCATATTCACGAGCTTGCTGATGCTTTCAGGGGTGAAATCTTGTTTCTTGTCTTTACGATCAGCTTGAACACTCATGAAATATTCTGAGAACCAGTCATGTGATACGTCTGTGCTGACATCTAGGAATTGCTTAAAAAGCTCGTTACGCTTTTGCTGATCCATGACAATGTTCATCAATGCTGCTGGTGCCTGCTGTGCCTCACGAACGCCTAACAGTTTGTGAACGACATCTGCTGTGAATTTGGTCGTCATTTGCGTACCTCTCATTTCGCGCTGACTGACTTCACAGCCTGATCTGAATAGTCCTTGATGCTCTGTGCGTCTTTGATGGCCTGTGATAAGTCGTTGTTTGCCTGTTTGGCGGCTTCTAACTTAGATGTAAGGTCATTGATGGTCTGCTGCTTTGCATCAACCTCCGCCTGTTTCTGGGCGACTGCTTGCTGGCCGTCAACGATCTTTTGTTGAATCTGGGCATCTTTGCTTGCCATATCGTTGTCGTATTGCCGTTTGAGTGCCGCATACTGCGCCTGCGCGTCAGACAACTGATGTTTCAAATCGGACAAGCTAGACTGTGAAGCGTTGATCTTAGCTGTCAACTTGTCGATGTTGTTTTTGGTCTCCACGATGTTCTGGTGTCCTTGCCAAACATTGTCGGCAATGGCCGTTGCACCAGCACCAAACATAAGTCCTACTAAAGAAGTTACTGTAAATGTCAATTTTTTATTCATGATTTTTTCTCCTTAATCGATTTCTTCGACTTCAACTCTCGGGTTAGCTTTGTCAATAAAGAACCGATCTCGCAGTTCTACAATGTGATCCCAGTTATCATTTTCTAAAAATTCAGCCTTTTGCATGCCGTCGAAGATAAACTTGTGCTGAAACGCGATGTTGTCCGGGTCTGTTCGCTTGTCATACCAGTACCAGTCGAAACTTAGAGGTTTCCCCCATTGAAATTTCACGCCCTGATTCATCGCTCTTCTCACAGCCAACATTACTGTTTCCGTTGCTTGTTTCTTGACTTTTGCTCCGCCGAACATGTTTCCTCGTTCAACCTTGATGTACTGGTTAAGAGTCATGAGGGGCAATGGAATAATAATCCTGTTCACGCTGGCTTCACGTCCTTCAGATAGTATTGACGTTGCTTGCCATCAACCATCTCAACCGTTGTGATTAGCTCTTTGGGTGCCTTACCATCAAAAGCAACTGGCTTGTTGATGTCTTGATGTTCACCTCTGGCGTTGTATTTCTCGATTCTGATGATTCGTGCCACACCACCGAGATCACGCACGCCCATGAATACTCGATCAGGCACCACAACCAGATCACCTACGTTCACTGCTGATTTAATTGCTTGCATTTAGAATGCCTCCTGTTTAATGCTCGGTTTCATTGAAAAATCTAGTGTTGCGAAATGCTTAGCTAGCCACAATAAACGCAGCAAGCTCCCCGATACGCCACCGTCAGCACAGATACTCTCTGACGCTTTGCAAATCATGCGCGTATCAGCGTGAATAACAGCGCCTAAAAGTACGATAATGTCTTGCCACTGTGCTTCGGTAACGTCTAGGTAGCCTTGATCATAATCGCTCTCAATGTCAGCTATCGTTTGATTCAAGGACGCTTCGTAGGCCCGCAAATGCTTGTCCAAATGCTGCAAAGCTCTATTCGTCATTTCTTCTGCTGTCACGATCTTTTCCCCCTTACGTCGGTTAGCTTTTCAAAATTCAAGGTGCAATCTTTTGATTTTGGAATAATTCGGCTGATTAGTTTGCTGTTGTACATGTGCTCAAGCTCGCTCATCTCGTTGTTCGTTGTGACAATTGTTGATAGACGAGGACTGTTGCTCTCAAAATCAAGACGGGCATTCGCAACGCGATACATCAGCTCTTGCATGTCGCGTCTCACTGGCTTGATGTCGAGTTTCATGCCGCCTTCTGTCCCGAAGTCGTCCAACAACAGCACGTCAGCCTCTTTCATTGCGCGCTCAATGCCCGCTAAACGCTGGCGAACGTCTGGTGCATCGTATTGCAAGCCCATTAGGTTACTCAGCTCTGCTGTTGAAATAAACAGCCCTGACTGGCCTTCATCTCGTAAACTCGTCAGCATCGCCAAAGCAAGTGATGTCTTGCCTGTTCCACGAGGGCCAAACAGAACCACGTTCTTAGGCACTTCCGCCATTTGCTTGGTCAACTTGTATGCACGATTCCCAAGATTCCTAGAGTTTTGCTGATCCGTTTGTAGTTCAGGCTGCCATTTGTCGAACGTAAACTTAGCTGGAACGTCACCCGGGAAGACTGAGTAGCGATAAATGGCACGTGCCTTTTTACGGTTCAATGCGGCCATAGAGCGTTCGTAGAAGCGCCGTTCAATCTCGGCCTGAGTTGGCAGCTTGCTAACGTCCATTCCTCGCTTTTCGATGATTTTTTGCACGTCCGCATGTGTGAATAGGCCTTTAGTCGACTCCATATCCCCAGTTCTCCTTTGTTTCCGTGTGCTCTACCCGTCTACCAGATGAAAACTTGCGATTTGCCTGTGCCGCCATAGTGTCGTACTTCGATCTCAGCTTTGACGCACTTAGAATGTTTGTTTGCCAAAACGTGTCAAGCTGACACCAATCAATCATCTTGTGGATCTTCTCAAATGGTCGATGATCTAGTTGATTCATCTTTCTAATGTCATCAGCCCATGACTGCAAGCTTGGTTTCCGGTGCTCTGGATTGTTGCCTTTGATCTTCGACCAGAGATAGACAGCCTCAATCATTTCAGGAGAGTCGTCAGCATATTCACGCTTGCGGGAATGCTGACTATCTTCTTTCTTTTCATTCTTTTCATTCTTAGGTTCTTGTTTATGTGTCGTGCGTTGTGCTGTGCGTTGTGCCATTCCTTGTGTTGTCGCTTGTGCTGACCCTTTCACACTTTTAGCTTCAGATTGCTGATAATCAGCGTAGTGTAGGACTTTTAGCGTTGTGCCATTTTCTCGGCTTTTATTTAATGAAATCATGTCATCATCTGCTAGCAATTTAAGGAATCTATCGACCGTTCTTCGAGTTGCACCCCACTGCGCAGCAAGCTTATTGATGCTGGTCAAACGCTCGCCTGCTGCGATCTCAATCAGCTTTCCGTTGACCAAAACCTTGTGAGATTCGTGGTTAACCATCATCAAAATATCAATCCACCACTTTGCGTACCGCTCATTGCCGTTTTCCCAAAGCCAGTGATCCCGAACGGAGCGGTATACTTTTATCCAGCCTCCGTCTGCCATGTAATCACCTCAAATCAGAATGGATAATCATCATCATTAATCGGTGGCTGACTAGCTGGCGGTTGAGTGTAGTTGGCTGGTTGATTACCAACATATCCTTGATTAGTCGGCTGAGTTGGTTGTCCCTGCGATGAACCTTTAGGCTCCAAGAGTGCAAAATTCTCAACGATGACCTCAGTTACGAATACTTTCTGTCCTTGAGCATTGTCGTACGTACGCGTTTGAATATGACCTTCGATGCCAACAAGCGAACCCTTGTGCGTGAAGTTGGCAAAATTCTCAGCAGACTTACGCCAGATTGCACAATTGATGAAGTCAGTTTCACGTTCCCCATTTGCGCTACGAAATTGGCGGTCAACAGCAATCGTAAATGAACCAACTGCTGTTCCGCTTTGTGTATAGCGAAGATCAACCGGTTTAGTTAATCTGCCTGTTAGAGCAACTGAATTAAGCATTTTTAGTCTCCTTTTTATTCGGTACTTGTTTTGTAATGTGGTTGAATTCGTTTAAGTTCGTCAGCTGTCAGTTTGATTGGCTTGATGTGATATTTTTGGATAAACGACATGAGTCCGATCGTGTGCTGCTCAACATGATGAATGCGGCAAAGGGACATGTAGTGATATTGGCTCTCGTCAATCTTGTTACGATTGCGTCCCATGCCAACTGTCTCGTAATGCGCCAAGTCAGCGGGCTTTCCGCAGATAACACATTTACGGAAACGGAGGCAAAACCATTGGCGTGCATAGTCGTTGGGGATCATGTCCCATGTGCGCGTCTTAAATGGCACGTCATTGCGAAAACAGAACTCTAAGATCGTGTAGATCATGTTGCTGGCAGTTGTCATCGAACAGTCACTCAGTGAATATGGTTCAATTGCAAAAATCTCACGCGTATACGACTTCATGAGGCATTCGATCATGTCCACCGTGTCACCGTTCCAGTCGGAGATGTCGCGCATCAGTGCAAATATCTTTTTGCGCTGATCTGGGCTTATATGACGCCCGTCTTCGACTTCTAACTCAACTGACGGTAGTTTACCCGCGGCAAGCTTAGACAGCGTATACAAGCTCACAGAGTCATCAGCAGTGATAGTAATCTGCTGGCCTGAAAGCTTATCCAGCCTGCCGTTTATCTTCATGCTCATTCACGTTCGCCACCTGCCAACTTTCTGAGTTCTGCTTCAAGCAGGTTTTTGACACCAGCAGCGGCTTTAGGCGTTAATGTTTCAACGCTCGTTGCTTTGCTGCCGAATTTTGCATTCGCTAAGCCTATCCATATTTCAGCAAGTTCGTTAACCGTTTTTGGCTTTGGCTCGCCTTTTTTGTTAGTGGCCGGCAAAGCTTTAAACTGTTGAACCATCATGTCTTTGATAGCTTTAACGGTTGCGTGATCAAGAATGGCACTTGGCCGAAGAGACTGCTTGTTTTTGGTTATTGGACCATTGCTTGCTGAGCTGTCATTTGCATCAGGGTCAGAGTCTTCAGTGTCAGTAATGTTGAACATCTGCTTGTAAAAATACTTTTGCGCTGAAGTGCTGGCCTTGACCATGGCTTTTTCGCCGGTGTCCTGACCGCTGCCCGGGATGGTAAATGTCATCTCATCATGACCATCAGTGACAGTGAATGTTCCCATCAAATCAACAAAGTGATTATTGCCACCTTTGCCCGTTGTGCGATCATACTGGTTGACAATCTCATAACTGAATTTGATGACCAGACCGGCTTTGATCAGTGCCGGTTTCACAGCATCTTTGATGGCTCCTTCGCTCTGAAAACTATAATGTTGAAACGAGTTCTGACCATCTTTCTTGATAACACCAACAGCCTGCTGGGCTATCAAAATGCGGTCAACAAGAGACAGACTATCTTTTACCGTCTCATTTTCTTTCTCGGCCATTACTTAGCCTCCATGCTGATAAATTCAATGCCTTGTTTTGTCATAAAATCCGCTACGCTTTTAGCTTCATCAAAAGTGCCAACAACCTCGAATCCGTAGTGTTTGACTTCTGGCTGCTTAACCACTTCACCCGTGTTGGTATCAACAACTTTGTCGCCAACCTTTTTCTGATGCAGTGCATCAATCGCGGCTTGCGCTTCGGCACGTTTCTTAGCTTGTTCAGCCTCACGTTTTTGCCGCTCAACATAGGCATCAATGCGAGCCATAACATCTAGCTGTGAAGCCCCTTGATCAATCTGTGCAACCCACCCACCAGCATCTAAGCCCGTGGCTTCTGCATATTTGGTAACAGCCTTCTTGGCTGCTGCAAGATCTGCACGCTGTTTGACAATATAATCAGCTGCATCTCCGATTTGCCGCGTGCGTTCAAGCTTACTTATGCTTTTGTTGAGCCACTTGTCGTTGAACTCGATGTCTTTCGGGTCAATCCCACGTGACTGCGCAATTTCTGTAATGTCATCAAGTACTTGCTCTTTGCGTTGTTCGGCGTCTAATCGTTCTTGTTCTTTGATCCCATCGTTGATGGCTGTTTCAACCGCTGAAATATCGCTAATCATGCCATCAATGACGGATTTGAACGCATCGTATGGTTTGTTGTATTCGCGTTTTATTTCAATACGTTTGTCATTAAGCGCTTTTGACAACTTGCGCAAGTCAGAACGAGACGCTTTCGCCTCTTTCAAAGTTCCTTCAGTGATTACAATTCCACGGTATTTTTCGGCATATAGCTTGATATTGGCCGCAAGCTCGTCTGCATGTTGTAGAGTCAGCACCGATGGCTTATAATCAACTTTGAAGTCAGTAAGTGACAATGTGTTATTTTGCATTATGAATTTCCTTTCTATCAGTCGTTGGTCTGCATACCAGCGGCTTTTTTCATGACTTGTTTGATAATGAACAGGATTGTGTCGGCGCCATCTTCCTGACCCATCGCATACGTTTGGTGGAAATCAGTATTGTCGGGGCCATAATCAGCAGCAACCTTGCGATATACCGCGATCTGACGGTTCGCTTCGGCTAGAATTCGTTCGTATACCTCATTAGTCATCACGTCATCCCCTTAATTTCGCTAGTCGCGCACGTAGCTTCTCGTTCTCGGCAAGCAGCATCTTTGCAATTGGTGTGTGGTTGCCGCGCATAATGTCTAACGTCAATTTGTTATGTTCGTTCAGCAAATCACCAATGGTTCGTTCTGCTTCATTCAATCCACTGCCTCCAATTTCCGCTGTGGCCTAAGCAGTGACCAATGATCACGCCGAAGCCACCAGCAATTAGTAAATAACCAATCATTATTTACCCTTCTCTCTAAGCGACCTTGAAATCTCTGGGAACCATTTGTCTAAGAAGTCGAGCCATGGTTTCGGATGAAACAGATACCCCTTTTTGCCAGGCGGTGGATATGAAACCACGGTATCTTGCAAGAACTTGTGGAAGCGTGGGACGTTCAAGATATTGTTAACCACCCACGTGTTGTTGTGTCCTTCGACATAGCTTGTTGCGGTGGTGAGCGTCCACATGCCTCGTGCTGCTAGCTTGCGTTTTAACTCTTGGTTCTCCTTGATCATCTTTGCCAGTTCTTCTTCATCGACCGCTAAATACTTTTTGCTTGAAATCTGATCATCTTCAACAACCTGCAACAACGGCATGGCATTTCCTCCTTTCCTGTGATCACCTCCTGACGGATAATGGAACCGAAAGGAGGTTAAAATGAGAATGTTCAATTACGACAACAAATACAAACTCGCCATTTGTTTAAATGGCCATGAATACGACGCATACGTGGGTCTTGAAGAAACAGTCGACAAATTCTGTCCAAAGTGTGGTGAAAGAATCATCACTGAATGTCCACACTGTAATGCGTTTATACCTGGATACGTTGAAGACGATGGTGTCATTTCAAACTGGAATGGCCCGCACGAAGCTTATTGTGAAACGTGCGGTAACCCCTTGCCATGGACGGAACGGACACTGTCTGCTGCTAGTGATCTGATAGGCCTCTCTGATTTGTCAGATTCAGAAAAGCGCGGTCTTGATGGTTCGATTAAAGACTTGGTAACCGATTCACCACGATCAAGCGCGGCTGTTGCAAGAATCAAAATCCTTTCCAGTAAAATCGGATCAACCGTTATGAATGGATTGCGTGACGTTTTGGTCGATGTACTGTCAGAAGCCACAAAGAAGGCTATTTGGGGAGCTTGATGCCGCAAATTTCACAGTAGTTACCATATGTGACAATATGTGAACAGCTGCGGCAAAAGGTTAGCCCGTGCCTGTGCAAATCATTAATTGCAAATATCTGCACCACATATTCATCTGGAAGCTCAAGCTCTTTACCATATTTGCCAATCACCTGTACTGGTTGGTAACGTCCGGCAAAGAAGACTTGAGCTTTTTCTTTCTTGTTCATACCGTCATCCCCTTTAGGCTGTCTGCTTCATTTCTTAGTCTCTGCATCTACTTCATCCGGAAGTTCTTCGGTCGAGTCATACATCGCACTTAGGTAGTCGTTGATGATGGCTAACTGCTTTAGTTCAGCAATCGAGTCATCGATTAGCTCCATCTTGTCGGTGGATTTTAGTGAGTATGGGCCGCCATTCGGACCGATAGAGCTTCCAAGGTCCATCAGAATATCAGTCTGGTCAGGAAGAACAGAGTGACCAATTTCTGAGATGCGGTCTTCAACAACGCTGATCATGTCATCAAGCATTTGGAGCTTGACCTGCTTTGGCACTTTGATACTTGTCATGATTCAATACCTCCCTTAATACTCGTTGTCCCAGACGCGATACTTGATGGCGTGATCCTTAACAACCGCCATGTAGATCTCAATCAGCCGCTTGTCGTTGCCAATAACATCAACTTTGTTGGTCTTATTTCGCTTGGATAAAGATTGGCCTTCCCCAGCCATTCGGTTGCGTAAGTTGGTAAGGCGTGTACTCAAGCTGTATCCGCCCCGGTGTTCAACATCCTTGTAGATATCGTTCCGTGTGGCTTGATAGTCATCTCCTCGCATATGTGCGATCTTAGTAATGATTTCCCGAGTTGCTCGCCGCCAGTCCATTGTGGAAATGCTTACGATGTCACTGATGGCATTTACTTTTGCATCAACTCGATTCAAGCGTCGCTCTTGTGCGGCTAGCGCTTGCGTAGCGGCAACAGCCGCCCGTGTCGCTGGACTTAGACCGGTCATATCGTGATGTGCCTGTTTATCAATTTCGATAAAATATTGACGCGCTTGCTTGCCTCGATCGGTTCGCTGAATCATTGCAACTTCCTTGGCCATATCGAGCGTCATGACGTGATCAATCCGTGGACGACCACCAATAGGTTTTTCACTTTTTTGTGATAAACCTTTAAAGTCAGTGTTTTCCGTAAATCCATAGTCAATCATGCGGTCAAACCACTGTGTATATGGAGTATCTACTTCCAAGAAATCGTGTAGCTCGCGGCCGCTTACCGCGATCGTTCCATCATCGCGTGTGATGGTCTTAATTAGTTCATTCATTTAAACAGTCTCCTTTCGTTCCGAAAAAGGAACATCAACTTCAAAAAAATATGCCATTGGTACCCCAAAGCCCGTATGAAGCTTGCGTGCTTCTGACAAACGAAAATCAGGACCAGTTCCATTGAGCTTTTTGTTTACATAATTTGGAGTAGTACCAAGAAAACTAGCAACTTTATTTTGCGAAATTCCCCGCGCAACTAACCACCCTTTCAAATCTCTGTATCCAGGATTATTCATGGCTTAACCTCCCTTTATAGTTTCCGTTCCTATCAAGGAACAAATACATCTTAGCCCAGTTCATGCTTTCAGTCAACAAAAAGAGTTCCATTTTAGGAACAATCGTGTTACCATGTTCCTAAAGGAGGAATGTGCAATCATGACAGAATCCCTATTTGGCAAGAGGCTACACAATCTTAGGCTATTAAAAAAAATGTCTCAGCAGGAGCTTGCAGATAAGCTAAATGACTGGACAGCTAAACATGATCCAAACAATAAAGCTAAAATTAGCAAGAGCATGATATCTCGCTGGGAAAACGGCAAAGCTGATCCACAAATGTTCTATGTACGATTGATAACCAATTTTTTTGGAGTCGATCCCAATGCTTTTATACACGAATCATGGTCTGAAAATGACCAAATTATTGACAATTCAGTCAATAGCAACATCATGACCAAAACAAATGACATTCTCCCTATATATAGTAAGCTCCACCCTGAACGTCAGCAGAAAGTCTACACGTACGCGGAAAAGCAGCTCAATGAACAGCAAAATCCAGACAACGTTGTCAGCTTAGATGAAGCGCGTGCTGAACGTAATCTTGATGAACCCGCTTTTAATGTTGATGTTGACGGTATTGTGGCCGCTGGCTATGGTGCCTTTAATGATGATCGCGATGAACCAATGGACACAGTTAAGATCCCGGATAGTGCCATTCCGTCTCACTACGATTACTGCTTTAAAGTTGTCGGCGACAGTATGCACCCTACCTATGATGATGGTGAGTTCGTCTTTGTTCAGAAAACACAAGATGTCACTAACGGCATGATCGCGGTAGTTGACGTTGATGACAAGACATTTATCAAGAAACTTATTTTTGAAGAGAACCGTCTCTGCCTTCGCTCATTGAACGATGACGTAGATGAAGAAACTGGCGAACGTATCTACCCGGACTTCTACGCTGACGACACAGACAATATTGAAGTGATTGGTAAAGTTGTCGGGTCATATGCATTCAAATAATCTTACGTCAAAACCCTGATCGACGTTAAAAGCTGAATTTTTTGGAGGGATTAACTATGAAAAAGTCTCTGTTAGTTGGGTTTTCACTGATGTCTGCTTTGCTGCTCGCATCATGTAGTAGTACCACGAGCCAGTCTTCATCAAAAGATGGCTCAAAAATTTCATCTCTTAAAAAAGATATCGCATCACTAAAGTCGCAACTAAAAGAAGAAAAATCTAATAGTAACGAATCTGAAGACTCTTCAAGCGCGGAACAAGAAACAAAAACATTTGGGCTTAACGAGGAAGCAATCGCGGCGCTGAATGATAAAAAGTATTTTGGCTTGAAGCTAACTTCTGCGACAAAGACTTTCGATGATCATGGACAATCCCTAGTTAACAGTGATGTGCAGTCTCTTTCAATCTCTAATGAGAAATCTGTGCAATTCACATTCAATTACATTAATTATGCTGACGATGAGGGCTTTCTACCTAGCCTACAGTATTTCACAGTTTACGGTCCTGACAACGTAGCAGCCACGATTGTCAATCAGCAAGAGGGACAAGACAGCGTTTCAATTGGACGTTCATCTAATACTACTTTTTGGGCAAACTTTTCTCAGCCTATAAAAGCTGGAGACAAAGTGCAAATTGAATTCAAAATGGATAATCAGGAAACTCCGTTTGTTTTTTCTGCACAAGTCAATTAGTCCCTTTCCCCACGCAAGCGGCGTCCCCGTGCAAGCCGGAGAGTGGGGCTGAATACAAAATAAAAAGCGCCTACCCCACCGAACGGGTAGACGCCTAACAGAACGTGATTGCATGATTAGGTGCAATAGCACCCACTGCATTATATCACAAGGAGGTGTAAATGTGGCCAGTATTAGTAAACGTGGCAAAAAATGGCAATATCGTGTCTCTTACAAGGATAATGATGGAACACGCAAGTATGTCAACAAGGGTGGCTTCCCCTCAAAAAAAGCTGCTGATATAGCGGCAATCGAAGTCGAACGTCAGCATAATCGCGGTGCAAATTTGGATCTTAACAAGATAACGTTAATCGACTACTGGGACAAATGGATTGAGCTGTACAAATCTGGTAAGCATTCTCGTATCACCGAAGCCCGGTATAAAACAATTCGTAAACAGTTATTAGCCTACTGGGGCGAAAGCCGTGAACTAAAATCAATTTCAAAATCAGACTGGCAGGCATTTATCAATGAGTTTGGCAAAAAAAGGGCTAAAGATACAGTCAGCAAATTGAATGGCTATGTTCGCTCAATGGCTGATTCTGCCGTCGATGACCAAATAATATATACTAACTTCACTCATAACGTTGTCCTCACTGGTAATGAAGGCCAAGCAGGAATCATCAAATATTTGCAAGTAAAGGATTTGCGCAAGCTCGTCAATTACTGCCTAGAATTTGCAGACTACGAGCATATTGCTTACTACATCATCGCAACCGGGGCACTGACCGGAGCTAGGTATTCTGAAGTTCTTGGGCTCACGTGGGATCATGTTGATCTAAAAAAGCGCGTTGTGCACATTACCAGAACGTGGGATCACAGATATGGCAGCGGCTTTGCTGCTACTAAGAACAAATCGAGTGTACGTGACATCGACATCACGAGAGAACTTGCAGACTTGCTTTTGCGTCTCAAGAAAGAACAGCAAGAGGTCTACCTTGCTCAGGGATATCGTGATAGCAAACAACTATTATTTCGTAGCATACGGCATAACATGCTATCGAGCACGGCAATTAATAAGGATCTAAGGACGATCGAGAAGACTCTCGACATTTCCCCCGCGATTACTTTCCATGGGCTTAGACACACTCACGTTTCCTATTTGATTGCCAATCACGTTGACATTAACTATATTTCAAAAAGGCTTGGGCATGCCAATACAATGATCACTCAAAAAGTCTACGCTCATCTTCTTGAAGATCAAAGAAAAGAGCAGGTATCTCAGACACTACAAGCACTTTCTAGACTTTAGCTTGTGCACATTTTGTGCACCGGAGTAAAAAAACAACCGAAAATAAAAGGAAACAAAAATCCCGAAATGCCTTTATACCAGCATTCCGGGAAGCTATAGAAAGCATCTAGAAGCATAAAAACGGAGAGTAAGGGATTCGAACCCTTGATACAGGTAAAACCCGTATACATGGTTTCCAACCATGCTCCTTCAGCCTCTCGGACAACTCTCCATAAAAAACTCCGGTTGTCAGGCTCGAACTGACGACAACCTGATTAACAGTCAGGTGCTCTACCAACTGAGCTAAACCGGAATAAAAAAAGCGTGGCAGCTTCCTACCCTCGCAGGCAGTTTCCCACCAACTACTCTCGGCGTGAAGAAGCTTAACTTCTGTGTT